TAATGCAACTTTCTAAACATTTTAAATTATCAGAATTTACCAAAAGTCAGATTGCAGCTCGTAATGGACTAAAGAATCTTCCTGGCTCGGGAGAAGTCAAAAATCTTGAAAATGTCTGTTATGAGATTTTGGAACCTGTTAGAGCGAAATTTGACAAGCCCGTCCTTATAACGTCGGGCTTTCGTAGTTTAGAGGTGAACCGTATTTTGGGTAGCTCCGACTCCTCGCAGCATTGTAAGGGGCAGGCGGTTGATTTCGAAATTGCAGGGGTACCTAATATTAAGGTCGCTTACTGGCTCACTAATAACGTCGATTTTGACCAATGCATCCTTGAATACTACCAGCCTGACGATGACCAGCACGGCTGGATCCATGTGTCGTATAATGAAAAAGGAGCTAATCGTAAAAAAGTGCTGACTTTTGACGGAAAGACTTATCAAGACGGTCTTCCTGATATAGAATATAAAAAAGGAGAAATAAGTAACTAATGCCTATTACTAGAGCCCAAGAGCCCAGACAAATTGCTCCCGGTCTTAGAGGAGGGCGTCGTTCGCGTGCAATGCGGAAGCCTTTAAAGTCTCGACCTAGACAGTATCGAAAAAAGAAAGTATAGTAAGAATGTCTTGATGACATTAAGTCACGAGAAAAGGGGCCCCTAAACAGGAGAAAAGATGCCTAAACGAAATGGAAAAGCAAATGGTCACGGTAACAAGTTTAAAGTAGGTTATCCTGAGACTATTCCTATTGATCCAATAACAGGTAAAAAGAGTATATCTGATCTTGGTGTAGGTGTAGGTCTTGCGGGTGCTGCGGCTAGTTTGCCTTTACTGTGGTACGTGAAAAAGAAGAAAAAAGAAGCCAACGAAAAAGCTGCTAAAGAAGGCAAGGAGTTACCTTATCCATTTACTGGAAAAACGCCTCAGAAGAAACAAAAGGGTGGAGAAGTTAAATCACCTGAAGCAATTAAAAAAATGAAGAAAGCTTTAAATAAGCTAAAGCCTCATTTGATGGGAGAATCTGTGGATGCGATGACCATCATTGTTGAAGGAGAGAAAAAGAAACGAGATAAAAGTATTAGCAAAACCACACAACCTTATGGGGCTAAAAAAGGTGGCATTGTGGATACCACAAAATTTAGGTATATATAGTGAGTACTGGCAAGCCAATTAAGGAAATTCTTCCAGAAGTAATAAGAAAACTTATTATTCAAAGGAAGCATTATCTTAAGCAGCAACGGATAAATAGGCGCAAGAAGAATCGTGATCCTAATCAACCGAAGTTGCCAGGAATGAAACAAGGAGGACAAATGCCTAAGTCAAGAATTAAATCTTTATGGAAGGGTAAAGCTAAGGATTATCCCGGAGCTGCTAAGGTTATAAAATTAAATAAACTTGGTAAATATAAAAAACCCATAAGAAAAGCTAAAGGTGGTTTTGTTAAAGGAGCAGGCGGAACTAAAAGAGTACCGGGTTCTGGCGCAGCAACTAAGGGTACTAATTTTGAAGGTATATTTTAAGGAGAAATATTATGGACATGTCAAAAGTAAATATGCACAAACGTATGGCGATGACTGGCAAAGCCGCTGATACTCCAGCTAAGGTTGGACATTTTCGTGGTGGTGGTTTAGCTAAACGAGGACTAGGCAAAGCTCTGAAAGACGGTGGTTTAACAGGGGCTGAGTTTAGAGATAGAGTTGGTAGAAGATTAGGACGAAGAACAAAAGATGCTGAAGGAAGAGCAATCATGAGACCCATGAAAAGAAAACTTCCCCCAAAGAAAAAAATAACAAAAAGACCAAAACCTCATCAAGGTTATAAAGCTAGAGAAGATGAGTCTTTAGGAATGAGAACTGGAAAAGAATCGGGTAAGAAAGCAACTTTGAAAGCTCGTAGAGACGAATCTTACGGCAAATGGGGTTCTAGACCTAATCAAAGAATCAATCGTGCAAAAGGTGGTATAGCTAGACACAAAAACACTAGACGAGAAAACATACTAGAAGAAAAAGGTCGTGTAGATGCGGAAAAGGCTTATACTCGTAAAGGTAAAAGAGCACTTAAAGGTGAACAAAGAAGACTTGCACGTGAACTAAAGAAATAGGATGTGCATAAATGGCGAGCAGTGGAACAACAACATTCGATCTAGCGATCGACGAAATCGTTGAGGAAGCTTATGAAAGATGTGGTATTCAGACTAATTCAGGATACAATCTTGCTAAGGCTAGACGATCATTAAACGTACTGTTCTCTGACTGGGGGAACCGTGGAGTTCACCTATTTAAAATTCAATTAAATGCTGTAGCCTTAGTAGGGTCTCAAAGCCAATACACTTCGGTAAGTGGTTGTAATGATGTTTTAGAAGCTTTTATTTCTAATAATGCAACGACCGTTAATCCCGGATCTGCGACAACGGACATCTCGCTAACTAAAATAGATCGTTCTACTTACGCAGCATTGCCTAATAAAGGATCAACAGGTACTCCTTCACAGTATTATGTGCAAAGAGTGAGTAAAGGAAATACAACACTTCCTTTAATTAATCTTTATTTAACTCCTGACGCGGGGACGTATACGCATTTAAAATATTTTTCCATTCAAAGAATTGATGATGCGGGAGCTTTTACTAATACAGCCGATGTTCCTTTTAGATGGATTCCTTCTATGGTTTCAGGGCTAGCTTTTTATCTTTCTCAAAAATATGTTCCAGAAAAAACAGAACAATTAAAACTTTACTACGAAGACGAACTTAAACGTGCACTGGATGAAGATGGGTCAAGATCCAGTACTTTTATTACTCCGGCACAATATTACCCAACGGTGACATAATGGCTTCTCCGTTTTCAAAAGGTAAATATGCCCTATCCATTTCTGATCGCGACGGTCAAGCGTATCCATATCTAGAAATGGTTAAGGAATGGACGGGAGCTTTAGTTCATATTTCAGAATACGAACCTAAATCTCCTTTACTAGATCCGAAGGTTTATGGGGGAGATCCTCAAGCCATTAGAAATGCTAGAGTCCAACATAATTTAGGACAGGTGACCGTTCATGTAGGTCAGTTTACCGGGACCTTGGGAATACCAACTTTTACTTCATCCTCAGGGTTTGATATTACTACAGGAGATCCCATATCTGGAATGCTTCCTTTGCAACCAGGAAAAAGATTGGATATTTTAAGCGCAGTAGGAAGGGTAACGGTGGTAACATAATGGCTGGTCTTACTTATGCACAAATGGTGACTAAAATACGGGACTACACTGAAGTAGATAGTACCGTTTTTACCTCAACTATTGTTGATGGTTTCATTTTAGATGCTGAAGAAAGAATTTTACGTGATGTCAATACGGATTCAGATCGTCGATATGCTACTTCGACAATGATAACGGGCCAAAAATATTTAAATTTTCCTACAGGAGCACTGATTATTAGAGCTCTTCAAATCACCAATGGTGATGGAGATTTGGTGTTTTTACAAAAAAGGGATACAACTTTTATGGATGAGTATAATCCAGGCGAAAGCTCAGGCACTCCTAAGTATTATGCCAATTATGATGATGATACTTTGATGTTTGCCCCTATTCCCAGTACTACATTTTCTATCCTGGCAAGTTATGTAGCTAAAGCTGATGGATTGAGTAGTTCTAATACCACAACTTATCTTAGCGAACGCTTTCCCAACGGACTGCTTTATGCTTGTCTGGTGGAAGCTTTTGGTTATTTAAAAGGTCCGGTAGACATGTTGCAATACTATGATCAAAGGTATAAAACAGCAGTAGCTAAGTATGCTATTGAGCAAATTGGCAGAAGAAGAAGAGACGATTATTTTGACGGAGCAATCAGAATTAAAATTGATTCACCGTCAGCCTAAACAGGAGGAAAATTATGGCAATAACAACAAGCGCAATAACGAGTTCATTTAAAAATGAATTACTAGGAACGAATGGAGCTAATTTTGCAGCTTCAGGTGGTGATGTATTTAAACTAGCTTTATATACAGATTCATCTACGATTGGACCATCGTTAGGTTCATTTACAACAACAGGACAAGTAACCGATTCTACAGGAGATTATTCTTCTGGAGGCAAAAAGTTAACATCACAAACACATAAATTATCAGGAACTACAGCAATTGTAGACTTTGCGAATTTATCTTATTTAACAGCAACCATCACAGCAATGGGTGCGTTGATCTATAATACTTCACAAGAAAATAGATCTGTAGCCGTGTTAGATTTCGTAACAAACAAAGTTTCAACATCAGGAACATTTACAATACAATTTCCAGACTTTAACGCGACGGAAGCAATAATAAGATTAGCATAACTTACAGGGGGTCAGTTTTATGAATTTACAGGTTTATTTAACTGACCTCTTCGGAGGTAGCAATGGCTATTAATACTTGGGGTGTAAATCCTACAACCTGGGGCGATGGAAATTGGGGTAAACAAAATGAGTGCACTGTAGTTCTTACAGGGCAAGAAATTACTACATCTCTAGGAGCCTTTGACGCTTATAATGAAACAGGATGGGGTGGATACTTCTGGGGCGAAAGAAGTTGGGGTCGTCCAGGAACCGATGCTCCAGTGGTTGTTACAGGACAAGAAATTACTTTATCACCAGGAACCCTTGAAGCTTATAATGAAACAGGATGGGGACGTTTAACCTGGGGTAGTGCTGATTGGGGAGAAGGTGCCAACGAAACAGTTAGTGTAACGGGTCAAGCAGTTACTTCAAGTATAGGAGCAGTTAATGCTGATCCACTAATAGAAGTTAAGGTTACTGGACAACAAATAACTTCTGCGCTCGGAACTACAATCACAACTCCATCTATAGATGCTTTCGTTACAGGACAAAGTATTACAGCTTCTTATGGAACTCTTACAGCCTTTAATCAAACAGGATGGGGAAGACAAACTTGGGGTGAAAACGATTGGGGCACGATGGGTGATGACATGCCTGTGCCTGTCACAGGTCAAGCTATTACTTCTTCCATCGGAACGCCAGTTGTTGAAGATGATATTGAAGTTGGTTGGGGCAGAAAAACTTGGGGTAATTTAGCCTGGGGTGATGCATATACTGCAGCTCTAGTTGGACAACAAATTACTTCAGCAATAGGAACAGCAGTTGGTTCTGGAGGAGTAATAGTTACTTTAACAGGACAAGCGATTACTTCAGCGGTAGGAAGTACAGAAATTAATGCTAATGCGCGTTTCGATGTAACGGGTCAAGCGATTACTCCAGCAATAGGAACTTTTGAAATTTTAGAAAATGAAGTTGTAGTTGTTACAGGACAAGCTATTACTTCAGCGGTAGGAACAGCAGGGGTAGTTAGTGGGGTTGAGGTCGATCTAACTGGGCAAGAAATCACTAGTTCTTTTGGAAGTGTAGAGGTTAATGCAGATGCCCCTGTAAGCGTAACGGGACAGGCTATTACTTCATCTCTAGGAACAGTTATTGTGACGCCAAGTATCGAAGTTAATGTTACTGGTCAAGCGATAACTTCTGCCCTAGGTACCGTGACAACGGCTCAAACAGCTGTTATAAAACCTACAGGACAACAAATAACAACCGCTGTGGGATCTGCCCACGGTCTTGCATGGGCTCCTGTAAATACAGGAACCAAGGTAACTTGGACCGAAGTAGACATTGCGGCCTAGTTGACACTTATTGACGATTGGATTAATATTAACATATAAGTACTTTTAAACAGGAGAAAAATTATGGCATCATCATATACACCCTTAGGTGTCCAATTAATGGTAACCGGTGAAAAGGCCGGACTATGGGGCGGATACACTAATACTAACTTAGAGATTTTAGAACAAATTGCGGGTGGCTATGTTTCAATAGCTATAACATCAACTCCCACTACTTTAGCTGTATCAGATGGAGCAGCAACTGATGCTAACCAAGTTGGACACCGAATCATAGAATTTACAGGGTCAATTGGTGAAAATACTGTAGTAACAATTCCTTTAGATGTTCAAACTTTTTATATAATTAAAAAC